GGGCGAGACCAATCCACAAAAAGCCCATCGATAATAATCAATACCCAGTTAGTGAGACTCCGCGAAACAACAATGGCGAGGTGGTTTAATAGCATAACGGGATTGGCGCCTTTATGACTATCCAAACGCAGGTTCGAAATGATAAAGATGAAGCATACAGAAAACATCTGGCTATAACGATGTAGTAAAAAGTGTGGATTCGGTTGATTAGATGTTTAGCAGTTTAATTAATCATCATCGGAAGTCCTGCCCTCGTCACAATTCAAAATGAAACTAGACCCCTGGCAAAAGAAATTCTTAGACACTAAAGGCGATAAGCTGCTTTGCAGTGGGCGACAAGTTGGAAAGTCTATAATTTGCGGAAAAGACTGCAAAAATTACGCCGTAAAACACCCCAACAAATCTGTCCTAATGATGGCCCCAACCGAAAGACAATCATACGCACTTTTCTCAAAAACATTAGACGAAATATTCTCAACACACCCAAAAATGATTATGAAGGGAAAAGACCGCCCAACTAAAACAAGAATAAAACTAACTAATGGAACAACTATATGGTGCCTACCAACTGGACTAACCGGACTAGGCATCAGATTCCTAACAATAGACAGACTTTATGGAGAGGAAGCCAGCAGAATCCCCCTCATGGTTTGGGATGCCGTAACTCCCATGCTCTTAACCACCGGAGGAGATACCATCCTACTCTCAACCCCTTTCGGAACCCAAGGATATTTCTACGATGCTTTGATCAATAAAAATAATGGCTTTGACACATATACCAGATTCCGCACTGATTCCGAAACCGTAATGAGAGAAAGGGAAATCTGTGTTACTTGGACACAACTCCAAAGAGATAAAGCACTTGTAAGATTAACACAGGAAAAAGCCAGAATGACAGCATTAGCTTTCGCCCAGGAGTACATGGGACAGCCCCTAAACGACCTACTTCAAGTATTCCCAGACAAACTTCTTGAAAAAGTGATGGTTCTCGCCAGAAGACCCCATATACGCCCATACCGAAAGTATTTCCTAGGCCAGGACGTAGCAGATATGGGGAAAGATACCTCCACCTGGGAACTCCTAGACGGCACAGAAGCTAAATCTGTAGAACATATCGAAAACATAACCAAAAAGAGAATCAGATGCCCGGAAAGAGTAAAAACAACATTAGATTTAGAAATGTCTTATAACTTTAAAAAAATCGGCATAGACAACCAAGGCGTAGGAAGCGGAGATTTTGGCTACTTACTAAAAGAGAATTCAACAAAAAGAAAAATAATCCCCCTAAACAACGCTTCCAAAGACCTAAACCAAGACGGCACAAAACAAAGCAAACTACTGAAAGAAGACATGTATAACAACCTTGTGGCCATGATGGAAATGGGAGAGATTAAACTACTGCAAGATGATTCAATATTTCATTCACTTAGGTCAGTCCAACACGAAAAATCCGGAAAGAAAACAACCTACTCCGGAAACGACACCCACATAGCAGAAGGATTAATCCGTGCAGCGTGGCTAGTCCGCACTAAAAGTTTAAATATGTATATTCATTTCCAATAACAATGGCAGTAACCAGCATAATGACAACCGACGCAGAAATAAAGTCCAAAGTAGGCGCCAATGTTTCCACAGATGTAACCGAGGCCATGTATGACGCCTGGGTTCTCCAAGAAGAATCCGTAATTAATGTTTTTATCAGAATCAATTTCAGCGACTTAATTACCGCCGGACTTAACGCAGATGTTGCCGGAATATTCTCATCTGCTGTGTCAAGTAGGGTAGCAAGATGGGCAATAATGTATGACATGTCAGGATACACCAGCAGAGCCGAAGCCGAAGATATGGTTACTCAACTAAGAGATGATATCCAACTAATATTCTCCTTATTAAGAGATAAAAAGTACACAACCTTCATAACCAAAGCATAATGGCCGTTCAACATGACTTCCAAAGATTCCCCGAACTCACAAACTCGCAGCTAGATTTTTACTATCATGAATCTCCACATAAACAAATTACTGAGGATTTTACTTGTCGTGTTGTTAAGGTACATGACGGGGATACTATTACGGTTAGATGGAACCAAAGGGATTTCGATTTCCCCATACGATTCGCTAATGTCGCTGCTCCCGAATTATCAGAAAAAGGCGGCTTCGAAACAAGAGACTGGCTCGAAAACGTCCTCCTCGGCCAAGAAGTTAAAGTTCTCCTCAGCAAACAACGTGTTGAAAAGTGGGGAAGAATCTTAGGCACCATCATATTCCAAGGTCAAGACATTGCAGAACAAGAAATCTGGATGGGACTTGCTAAATCCTGGGACCAAAGGAAAGATGGGCAAATCATCGACCCAATACCGAGATTAGAATAATGGCATTATTTCCACCAAGACCACAATTTAACATCAGCTATGATTGGATAGACGTAGCCAGTGGTTCAGGTTACCAAAGATTTTATGGTATTAAATCTAACATCACTGGAAGTATAGCCTATAATCTCACTAATGCTTTATTTGTAACGGGAGAATATAATGAGAACATGAGTACTTCAAACACAGACACTTTATTTTTAAGTAACCTTAATGCGGACCCGGAAATAAATTTAGATACTAATGTTTTCAATCTACCGAGAGTAATAAACGGAGTTCCCTTAGTTTCCATACCAGTTGCAGTTTCTCCCCCAGATGGAGGAGTAGACAATATTTATTGCACTGTAAGATTAATAAAAGTTACCGCCGCACCGGCAGAAGTAGAATTAACAGCAGCAGTTACTTCCGTTACTATTGGGGGGAACGAGAGTACCGGAGGAACTAAAAGTCTCCTTAATACATGTATAACTTTAGCCCTGCCAAACATCACTAATCAAATTATAAAAAAAGGAGAAAAGATAAGGTTAGAAATCATCTATACTTCCGATGCTACAACTTCCTACGCTTTTTTCAATCCTTCAAGTTCATCACTAACTATGAAAGTAAATGATGGTTTTGTCACTGCACCATACACTAATCTAGAAGTAGACATCCCATTCAAACTAGATTTCCTATAAAATGCCAGACACCAAAATAGATTCCGCCGCTACAGGCGACAACACCAGCACATTCCAAGACTTCTCCGTAGCCCCGCAAACTACCGACGGAGCAACTGACCAAAAAGAAACAAAATACTTTAACGACAAGTGGGAACAACAACTAGGTTACTATAAATCTGTTGATAACTTACAAGCAGCCATAGATGCCGTAGCAAGATGGACGGTAGGAAAAGGATTTAAGTCGAATGAAGTAACTGAACTGGCACTGTCTGTAATTAAGGGACATGGCAAAGATACATTTAACACAATTCTTGAGAACATGATTAGAGTATACAAAATAGGGGGGGATTCATATGGCCATATCATACGGGATAATGAAGGAAATCTCATCAACCTTAAACCATTAAACCCCGGGGTCATGCAAATTGTCGTAAACAGAGCAGGACTAATAATTCGTTACGAACAAATAAGCAAAGGAAAAAAAGGAGTTAAGACATTCAAACCAGAAGAAATATTTCACTTATCACGAAATCGTACTGCTGATGAAATACATGGAATTTCATTAATTGATTCTATAGAAAAACTTATTCTTGCAAGAGAGGAAGCGATGGATGATTATAAAACCATGCTTCACAGAAATATTTATCCGATAAGAGACTGGATTTTAGACACTGATGATCCAGTAGAGATTACAAAATTCAAGGCCACAGTAGCAGAAGCCAAATACAAAGGCGAAGATATATTTTATCCAAAAGGAACTGTAGAATCAGAACTTAAAGGGGTTGCGCCCAACGCAACACTTAATCCCTTACCGTGGTTAAGTTACATCAACGGAGAACTTTGGAAAGCCGTGGGATGTTCTCAAGTTATCGTGGGTGGTTCTGGGGAATTTTCTGAGGCATCATCAAAAATATCTTTTTTAGGGCATGAAGTAGTTATCACAGAAGAACAACTTTACATAATGGGCCAAGTCTTATCACAACTAAACTTAGAAATCTTTCTTGAGGTTCCAGCAACATTACAAAACGAATTATTATCAGACCAATCAAAATCTGAAACAATGCAAGCATCCACCCCAGAAGACACATCAGTAACAAACACCCAGGTAACTCCGGGGGTACCTTCATAATGGCAACACCAGTAGCAGGCTCGAGTAGAAGTACAGGCGGTTTCAGAGCAAGTGGC